CCATCTTATGTATGGGATGCTTTATTATCCCGATCTCAAGGCCATACTGGCTACACGCATCAATCAAACATTAAAAGCGCGGATGTTAGGCCTGATCTTACCATGATTAGTGCCGATACATTAAAGGACGCGCGTATTGCATGGCAAAGTAAACGCCGCACTTTTCGCATTATAACGGCCGTATCTGATAAGCAAAGCAACGAGATATTATGCCCCGCATCCGAGGAAGCCGGACGCAAAGCGCAATGCAACACTTGTAAGCTTTGCATGGGATCACATTCAACCGCACCTTCAATTGCTATTGTAGCGCATGGCAATGGTGCCGCATACATTAATTAAAGGATATATTAAAATGAATTATAAAAAGATGTATTTAGAATTGGCCGACATTATTTTAGCGGATAACATCGACCGAACCCCACGCAACGTGAAAACGTTAGCATATGAAGCGCGACAAGCCTTAAATGAGTTTGAAATACATAGATCCATTGTTAATGAAGTAAAAGGGGATAACCATGAATAAATATATTATTACAGGGCTTGTAACTAAAACTATTGAGGGTTTTGAAACACCTCAAGAGGCAAAAAAAGAGTTTATTAATTTAATAGGCCATGATCAAGATGTTATGGTTTTTGATGAAAATGGAAAGGAAATTCATGATAACTGAATTCATTCTAATCGTGAGCAATGTAACGGCTTTTGGTACTCATGAGACCATTGAGGGTTCTTTTAATACATGTGATGAGGCCGCTACATTTTATGAATCTTTTTATCGTGGCAAAGATAATTTCAATGGTTATCGATGCATACGTGAAGATTTAATTCATAAGGGGGTATTTAATGACAAGTAAAATCGTTGATGGTTCGTACGGGTGCCGGTGGCTTGCTATCGGCATCCTTATTGGTTCTTTAATTGGTATCGGTCTACAAAATACCATTGAGGATTTTTTAGATATTTGGTATCCGACACCGAAAGAAGTTGTTTGTCAAAAGGGGAAACTCTTTGAGCAAATTAGTTACGGTGGATCGGTGTATTTAAAAACACAAAAAGAGTGCATTGAGACTGCATTGGAGGAAATAAAATGACTAATCAAGTTTTATATGATGCTTTACATCATGCCGAAAACTTAGAAAAGCAAGGCAAGATCGATGATCGGACGTGTTGGGAATTTTTACGCGCGGTCGATCAAATTTTAATTGAATTAGAAAAAAGGGAGAGTTAAAAATGGTAGGAAAAGTCACAAGTAACAAAGAGTTAAGTGCATCTCAGATGCCTGTATTGATGGGGTGTTCGCGCTTTCAATCGCGTAATGAATTATTGAAAATGATTATGGATGCTAACAAAGGCATTGAGCCTGAGCCAATCAGCAATGAGTCAATGAATTGGGGCAATACTTTAGAACCAATCATATTAAATGAAGCATGTGCCAGGTTAGGCCTAGGCAATCCAAAAACAACACATGACAAGGCGTATCATCATGACACCTTACCCATTGCATGTTCCCTGGATGGCACAGTCCAGGGCGATGATCAAGAGATCATGACTGATTTAGAAAATGGGATCATATGTGTTAACGCTGACAAGATTAAGTTAAGCGGCAACATTATCCTGGAATCTAAATTGACAGCTCATGAGGTGGAAAGTGCAGATCAATTGCCACTCTATCGTGGGCCATTACAATTACAGATGCAGATGGATATTTGTCATGCTGAAGTAGGTGTATTGTGCGTGCTATATAAAGGCACAACACTACGCCTGTTTGTTTATCAGAGGGATGATGAAGTCTTATCTCAATTGCATGACGCTATTATGGATTTTCAAAAAAGAATTGATAAGTATCTAACGAATGAGGAAATTGATTGGTATGAAAGTCAGAATTCTGATGAAGCATCAAGGGTATTTAATGTGGCTTACAAAAGCACCATTGAATTGCCTACGATGGAAGACATTGCAGAAAAGATATTGACCTGGCGTGATGAAATTACAGATCGTGCTAAGAAAATAGATGACATGCAAACAGTCATCATGGATCAAATGCGAGACCATGAACGTGCATTGATGGGTAGATACGAAGTGCTATGGAATAGTATTAATTACAAAGCCACGCCTGAACGTATCACACCCGCAAAACCCGCACGTACAGTCCGTCAATCTAAACTTAAAATCAGAGATAGGGAGAATATTAATGAGTGATATTAATAACTTAGGGGGTGATCAATACGATCACAGTATGAAACAAGAAGATACAAATACGTTTTTGCAAGTGCTTTATCGCAACGTTAAAGACACTACAAAAAGACAAGAAATTATTAAACTTTATTTTGGAGAATGTGATGACAACGAAAACTTCGGTGATTGCTGAGGCTTATAAAGAGTTAAGAGCAGTTGATGTACATAAATTAGGATTAGTTGAAAAGAAAAAATCAAGCTTCGGTGCAGAACTTGACTATATTTCATGGGCAAATGCATTGGATTTATTAAAAACACATGATCCAAATGCTACCTTTACTTATGATTTAGATAAAGAAAAGTTTTACCCTGATGGCACGATGATGGTGCAAGTTACATTGCATACATTAGGCACAAGTCAATCTGAGATTATGCCTGTCATTGCGGGAGGTAATAAAGCCATTACTAATCCTAATTCACATCAAATTAATACAGCCTATAAAAGATGTTTAGCTAAATGCATAAGCACTACAACAGGCCTTGGTATTAGTTTGTATGCGGGTGATCTTGGTATTAATGAAGAGGAAGACAAAGATAAATCTAGCATGGCAAAGCAAATAAGGGAGGTGGCTGCAAAAAAGCCTATGCCCTGAATCTACCGGGGAAAGAAGCTTTAACTTTTGTAGATGAACATGCATTGATGAATCGATACATTGAGATCCTTAAACAAATTAAGGAAATAGATGAAGAGAAACTCGATGCAAAAGAAAAGTTAAAAAAGATGGAGGCATTTGCAACAGCCAATCTTTCAGTCGTACAAAAACTGACAGGTGATAAGCAAGTGAAAATTAAGTATGCATTAATGGATGCAATGAAAGGACTGTAATGGCTACATTTAAAAGTTTAGATTTTTTAGCGGATCCTGAATGTGAACGTATCACCCATCAACACAGTTATTCACTTGATGATTGGCGTGGACGTTTAATTTTAGGTGTATTGCAAAATGCATTGGATGAATACTTAGGTAAGAAAGTAAAGAAAGAGGTACGCAAAGAAGCAGCACAATTTTTGTTTGAAGATAATGAAGTCTTGGAGTTATGTCTACAGTTAATTCACGTAGACAAAGATTATTTTCGCAAACAAATAAGTAAGATGCGTAAACAAGGTGAACGTTTACGTAAACCAAGAAACAATTAACTAACTTTACAAGGAATGATTATGAAAAAAGCAAATGATGTATACGTAACTACTGATTATAATGCGTTTACTTATATTAACGGTAATAGAAATATTAACAAAGCTAATTTTAGAAGGCTATTGAAATCTATGAAGGAAAAATATATTCCTATTCCGATTATCGTTAATAAGAAAAGGCAAATTATCGATGGCCAACATCGATTTGAAGCTGCAAAATTTCTCAAAAAAGAAGTGTATTTTATGAAGATTAATAATTTAGATCTTGATGAGGTGCGTAGACTTAATGAGAATACAGCAAACTGGAATAACAATGACAGGCTTCAATCGTTTTGTGAGCTTGGGTATCCAGAATATTTAAAGTTTAAAGAGTTTATGCAGAAGACTGGATTCAACTATACTGTTTGTATTTCGTTACTTAGTGATAGTCGACAACGCTCCGGTGAGCATGGACGTATGTTTAAATCTGGTGACTTTAAGATTAAAAACTATGAGCGTGCATTGGAGAATGCCAAAAGACTGGACGAGATTGGTAATTATTATTCTAACTATAAGAGTAGTAATTTTTTAAGCTGCATGATTGAGTTGTTTTACCATGCTGATTATGATCATAAAAGAATGATACAAAAATTAAAGTGTCAATCACATATGATTCCCAAGACAGGGGATAAAGAAATTTATTTCAATGCAATACGAGATATTTATAATTTCAAAGTACCTCGTTCTCAAAAGGTTGGATTCTTTTAAAACAATAGAGGGCCGAAAGGCCCTTTATTATTTGTTCATTACATACATTGTTACTTCGAAACCAAAACGCATTTCAGTAGCTGATGGAGTTGTCCACATGATTATTCCCTTTCAGTTAGTTTGTCAAGATTGTAGTTTAACTATAGAAAGTGTAAGATGAATCAAGATAAACATGAGTTAAGACTAATGATAGACCCTGATCACAAATATGTAGTATTCGATGGCTTCGGTGATAGCCTAAGATCCTTTGCAACTTTAGAATCGGTAGAAACTTTTCTAAAATTACGCCCGGATTGTCGAGTTGAAGAGATAAAACCTCTATCAAATGAAGAATTTACAGCCATTTATGGAGAACCCCCGTTCTAGCACGTCTAAGCCTCGTGGTGAAGACTTTAAACTTTTTGATACCTACCCCTTACCTACCTTGAGATCGTGCAACAGAGAGCGTTATATGAGGTCGTTTTTCTATTCCAACCTGTAATTCTGTCTTATGATAGTCA